CTAGTTCAATGGTTATTAATTTGGAAGAAGCCAGAAAGGCATCGGCTGAGCTAACAGATAATTTTGGAACGTATGGTTCTTTAAATTCTACATTAGTAGATCAACAAGTTAAACTAACAAAAGCATTTGGACTACAAGCAGAAGAAGCATCTGATTTTCAACGAAGCGCAATGATATCTGGCCAAACGACAGAACAGGCTAAATTAGATGTGTTAGCTACAGCTGACGGATTTAATAAAACGACTAAATCAACTCAATCATTATCTGGAGTTTTACGAGCTGTTTCTAAATTATCAGATTCGATTCGTATTCAGTTTAGAGGAAGTAATCAAGAACTAACTGCATCTGTGATGAAAGCTAAGATGTTAGGAACTACTTTAGAAGATTTAAATGGTATAGCAGACCAATTATTAAATATAGAATCATCAATCGAAAATCAAGTAACGGCTCAATTAGTTACAGGAAGAAATATTAATTTAGATAGAGCTAGATTTTTTGCATTAACAGATGATATGAATGGTTTAATGGATGAGTTAGTTAAACAAGAAATTGATTATGCTGCATATTCAAAAATGAATCGAGTTGAAAAGCAAGCAACTGCTGCTGCTTTAGGAATGTCGACTGATCAAATGGCTAAGTTTGTTTCTCAACAAGAATTAGCAACGCAGTTAGGTATTGATATGGCAGCAGCAGAAAATCAAACTGCAGTAGGATTGGAACAGTCTTTAAAGAATAATCAAGAACGAATATCTCAAATGGCTAAGGCCGGTAATCTAGCTGCAAAGCAATATGAAAGAGATAATGAAGCTTTAACTAGACAAGAAAAAATGACCGCGGCTGTCGAACAAATGAGTAAAATATTTCAACTAATGGCTCCTATTGTAGTAGGTATTGGATTAGCAATGACGACAATGGCAATTGCAGCATTGGTAGGTGCTAGTGCATTAACTGCTGGTGTGGCTGGCGCGATTGCCTTAGGCGCAGGAACTGCTGCTATGGCATTTTTTCAAGGTATGGCATCTGGTGGCGATGTAGTCGGAGGTAAAGGGCCAGTAGTAGTAGGAGAAAATGGTCCAGAAATTGTCCATTTAAGAAAAGGCAATTCTGTAACGCCCAATTCTCAACTAAATACAGTCGGAAATAACAATAAAGAAACAAATGATTTATTACGTCAATTAATAACAAAAATAGAACAGCCGGCAATTATAAAAATGGGCGACACTACAATTAATGAATTGGGTAATAAAATAAACTTAAATAGAAATTATCAAGTATCTACATAATGGCAATATTAGATTTAAAATCAAATTTATCTGGATGGCGTAAACCTTCAACAGTAGAATCTGCAGAAAAAAAGAAGCTTTCGGAGTCTCCAGTAAAAGCAGTTTACAGCACGTCTACTGAACTTTTACAATCAACTGATATAAAGATAAACAAAGTAGATAATTCTACGTCTATTCAAGTGCCAGGGGCTAAAAAAATAGATTATAAGATATATTCTATTAATTCAAATCGTAGAAGAAGCTTACCTGCAATTTCTACATTGTTTGGAGATACAATATTAAATAAAGTATCTACGTTTAAAAAACAAACACCAGAAGAATTAAATAAAGTATCAAGCTTTATTAAAATTACTCCTAGAGGTATTCAACATATTTCTTCTGTAGAAATAATTAAAACGATTTTAAAAGAAAAATCAAGTTTATATATACAACGATTTCCAATTAATATATTAAAGTTAAGTCTTTATATAAATCAAAGACCTATTGATATATTAAAACTTAGTTTATATAAAGACCAAATACCTGCTATTATAAGTAAGTTAAGTTTATATAAAGACCAAATACCTAATTTATTAGATAAGTTAAGTTTATATAAAACACAAGTACCGAGTTTATTAGATAAGTTAAGTTTATATAAACAATTTAAAGTAGATAATTTTAATAGTATATACGACACTCGCGCTGAAATTATACGTTTATTGAGGTTTCCATTAACTATTCAAATATATAATAACAAAACACTTCCGACAGTTAATTTTTTTAATGATTTAGCATCTGGCGCGCGTGGATTTATACGTAATCAAAAAGAATTGGAAACGGCATTTTTGGGAATAAATAATAGATTATATACATATCCAAAAACAGTAAAAGAAGGAAGATTAAAAGATATAACTAAAATTGCTGGCGCTAATCAATGGCCATCAACAGTATCTTTTGGCTCTGCACCCTTTTCTACAGTACCTTCAAATAATCCTTTATATAACACTACATATAACAGAACAACATATGGTATTACTAAACCATATTTAACATCTTTAGGAATAACGGGTGATACGTTAGAAAAGTATTTCTACAGAACTAATTCTCCTTCAGCTAGAGATGAATTATATACTGCATTTAATTTAAGAGATAATTCATTTAATACTGGTTTAGCATTATTTGATCAGCCCTTAATTTTAAGTGGTATTCAACGAAAAGACTTTGTAAATACAGGATTTAGATTTTGGGAAACATGGAAATTTGATGATGGATTTATTAGAGGTGTTATAGTAACATCAACCCAAAGAGCTATTGTAGATTTTCTTCGTATTGGAAAATGGTATGCTTCTGTAAAGGGGTTATTATTTACAGCTCGTCAAGGATTACTTCAAGGAGCAGCACCAAATACAGAAGCCGATCCTACATTAGCCGGTAGAATAAAAAATGGAGCATTTACATTAGCTAGTTCATTAGTAAATACAGCAACACAGCATTTAGGTCTTAGATTTAGAAAGGATGCAATACCATTTATACCTAGAACTACATATTCAGGAGTAATGTTTGGTACGTTAGGTATAGATCCTGACTCTGGAAGAGGTATAAAATCAGTAAGACAACTAGTAGAAAACAATCGTTTAAATAAACTTTACCAGTCTTTAATATTAGGCACAGGTACTTATTCCATATCTGGCCCGAAGGGAATAGGCGGAGGCCCTCAATCAGTATATGGTATTGGGACTACGCCTATTAACAGAACCGTTAATAGCAATGTTATTAACTACAGTAATGAGCCTAGAAAAGAATATTATACACTCTCATATAATGACATTGTTAATAGAGCAGCGCTAACATCTTTAGATTATAAAACTAGAAATTTTCTCCTAAGAGGAAATGGCCAACCATTAAATACTGACATTGCTAATTCTAAATGGATAGCTACGCAAGGAGATTATCAAGGTACTGTTATACAAAATTACTCACAAACATCCCAACATATAAGAACTAAACTTCAAGTACCAGATTATGGTAAACGAGGTAAAGATTTAAGAAACCCTTTAAGGGGGGATTTCATGAAAGTATATAAGAAGGACTTTGGTATGACTGACCCTATTTGGCAAATAAATCAAATAGATGACACCGCAGTAGATGATTTTGTTAAGTTTATGTTTCATGATTTAAATACTAATGAAAGATTTAGATTTAGAGCATATATTGAAAATGTGTCTGAAGATTTTAGTCCTAACTGGCAAGAAGTAAAAATATTAGGTCGTGCAGATAGTCCTTATATTTATCAAGGATTTGAACGTTCTGTTAGTGTATCATTTAAAGTGGCTGCTTTATCTCGTGGAGATTTAATGCTTATGTGGGACCAATTAGAACGATTAGCTAAAACTACAGTACCTAGATATCAAGCAAATGCTAAAATGAAAGGCCCATTAATTAAATTTACTTTAGGTAATTGGTTTATTAATACTCCTGCATTTATTAGATCTTTATCGTATACAGTTGATAATGAAAGTCCTTGGGAAATTAACTTAAGTGATTCTGGAATATATGGGAAGAATGCTACAAGCGACAATGTCGGAGAATTACCAATGATAGTGTCGGTGCAAGTATCAATGCAAATATTTGGAGAAGTGAGGCCAGAAACGGCGCATGTACAAAAAACAAATATAACAGATATATTACATTATAATAAAGGAAATTTATATCCATTAGGCGTAGCTGGATTAAGAGCAGCTCGTCAAAGAACAGTAGGTAATGATAATGATAATTCAGATTTGTTAGAATCTGTTAAACCTGTTCCGCCTATTGAAGCAACTATTAGCGACATAAATTCAGATGTAGATCCTTCATTACTTACTTGATAATATCATATCTCTGATATTTATTAATATATGAATAGATATCAAGACCTTGCAATAATAAAAGATTCTAACGGAAGACGTAAATATGTAACTACATTTGTGCCGTTTTTTGATAAATCAGATAATGATGTATATGTAATTACTGATCCGTCAGATAGATTAGATTTATTAGCCAATCAATTTTATGGAGATTCTACGGCATGGCCAATAATAGCATCTGCTAATAGTATAGGCTTGGGTAGTTTAAATATCGAATCAGGAAAACAATTAAGAATACCTGACCCTAATAAACTAAGAGAATATACTATTCAACTTAACAATTTCAATAGTCAAAGATAAGTTATATATGGCACTAAATTATCAGTTTTATAATAATACTCTTCCGGATGTTCGAAATGAAATAGGGCGTCGTCAAAATGCTTATTGGCCAAACGGAAGTATTAATAATGAAGCATTAGCTTGGAACTATCAAAAAACTGCTTATATTATTTTAAAGGCTCTTAAAGTAACATATAGTCCAGAAACAACACAGCGAGGACCTCTTGCCCCTAGAGAAACTGATAGGGCACTTAATACTCTTTCAGGTCAACTACCTACAAGAACAACACCAGCTTCATATAAAATTGACGTTAATGAAGAGGCGCCTATTAAAAGAATACAAACACCAACAGAACCTATATTAAAACTTTATGGGCCTGATTATACTAAATCTACAGGTACAATACGAGGTGCAATTCTTAATTCAGCTGAAATAAAACAAGAAGGTACGTATGGTTCTATATTAAGAATTACAGTAAACTTTACTGTGTTTGATAAAAATGAGCTAGACAATTATATGAATAGCTTTTTACGACCTGGAGCAGATATTGGGCTAGAATATGGATGGACAATAAATGAATTTGAAGGTAAGGATATTAAAGTTAATAAAGGAGAAATTTATGGAACTGTATTTAACTTTTCATTTTCTGCTAAAGAAGATGGCACATGGGAATGTTCTTTATCTGCATATGGACCTTCTTTAATGACTTACGGGTTTCCTGTAGATGCAAAAGATCCGGAAAATACAAAACCAGACCCTTCAAATTTTGCTACATATGGATTATTAGAAATTTTTAAAACGATAGAAAATAATAAACAGCTTTTGTATGATACGGGAGAAACCGTAACGGGTACCAAAGATGAGATAAATTCTTGTATAAAGGTATTTGCTTCTCAAATTGCTGCAAATTCTTTAAGTCCATTTGATGAAAGTCTAGTTACTAAAAAAGTAGGAGAATTTAATACTGAATTTAAAAAAGTAGACTCAAATAGTAAAGAAGGCCCAGTTGTATATATTTATAAAGTGCCATTATCAGTACTAAGTATAGATAACTTTGGCGGTGGCACTACTACTAAAGTAGGTGAAGAGACGCTTACGCCATACATAACATTAAATAATTTAATAGAGTTTATTAATTCAAAAATTAAAAAAATTTCAAAAAGGGGACTTCCGGAATATTCATTTGTAAGTGACGGTATAAATGTTTGTGTTGGTAGCAAATATAATGCCTTATTTAAACAAACAGGCCCTGCAGATGTATCTAAATTTGCATTTACAACACAAAGAAATGGCCCACCGGGGTCTCCTATTCAAACTGTATATAGTTTAAAAGGTTCTGGAGAATCATTTGTTAAAGATTTAGATGCTGACAATGTTCCATTACAACATTTAATATTAATAAATACTAATTTTATTTTATCTGAATTAAATAAGATTATTAGTGGAGATAAAAATGTTCAAGATAAAAAAATATTATCATTTTTAAAGTTAATATTTTCACAATTAGAAACAGAAACGGGTGGCGCAATAGTATTAGAATTAATGCCAGACAGAGATGTTGACGGTAACATTAAATCAATTTTAATTTTAAATAAAAATGGAGTACCAGATACCGCATTAGATAATATAAGAGTATTTTCAATACCTATGATGACAAAAGGTTCTGTAGTCCGAGCGATGAGTATAGAATCGAAAGTTCCTGATGCAGTTATCACTGAAGTAGCAGCTTTTACACGTGCAGGAGTTAATTATGGTGATAGTACAGCTGATAATATAAGCTTAGCTACTTCAAAAGAAATTATAACGTCTTTAAATACTAAATTAAGAAATTTAAATGATAATTGGTTAGATAATTTAGAAGCAGGGGGTAAACCTGAAAATAGAGCTGCATCGTTAGAGCAATGGCAAACATCTGTAAGAGATACATATAGAAAAATGGTATCTATACAAGAATCATTGACTTTAAATATAGATGGTTCTTTAGGTAATATTAATAATATATTAGATTTAAAAACGGCAGTATTTCCAATTTATCTTAAACTTACATTAGATGGTATAAATGGATTTTTATACGGCAATGCTATTACAACTAATTGGTTACCGACACAATATAGAGATTCTCGTATTTATTGGACTGTAACTGAAATACGTCATAGAATAGAAAATAACGATTGGATTACAGAATTAGAAGCTATATATAGAGTAAAAGAAAAATAAAATGGCTAAAAGACCTAAAATATACTATTCTCAAGAACAAATAACTACTGGCCTTAAAACTGATGGTAAAGAATGGATGCTAAGAAACAGCACCGAATATAAAGGATATTATCATACTTATACAGATGGTATGATAATGACTGGCTTTGATTATAACGAACTTACATCAGAATATTTAATTCCATATCGCTCAGAAAAATTATTTAAGTATGATTCTTTAACTGAAACAAACGTACGAAATTATATACCACCCCAACAATATTATCCTATTCCTTCAGTTCAAGATTATAATCAAGGATACGTAACACGTTATTTTTTACGAAAATCTAACAATAGATACGATAATATTATTGAAATTGATAAAGCCCAAGAAAATTTAGTGGGTAGTAGTATTGACCCGTTTTTATATTTAAAGATAGAATTGCCGTGGAAATTAACGGGTATAGAATCTGATGTGGAAAGCGCAAATCGTAAAATAGTACGAAAATATAACGAAGAAATGCCTGGTCTGCAAGATTATTTAAGAAATTATTTGGAATTATACAAAAAATAATCTATATTAGGGTATATATGATGCCCATAATAGAAACAATTGAAGAATTAGAACGGTTAATTCCAAAAGTAGCGGGCCATCGATTATTTGTAGCCCCTATATTAAAAGATCCATTTTTACATTATAAAGTTAATGAACTTTCATTAATATTTATTTATGATTTAACGATTGACAGACATACTATTATTAGTATAGATCATTCAGAAGGATTAAAAATAAACAATCCAATTATTTCTGAAGTGTTATGTTCTGCTAAAGAAGTATTTATATTTAATTTAAAGTATATATTAAACACAATAAAATGTGACCATATATATGATGCTAATTTAGTTTATTATTTCGTAACAAATAAATCAATAGATTCTGAAGAATTTAATACTTCAGTGCATGATTATTTTAATCAAAAATATTCCAATCTTAAAAATTTAAATTTTCTTCTTCCTATTGTAAAACAGCATGAGAAATTTTATAATGTTATTCAAGAATATTTAGATTTATATAAGTCATTTCAAATTTCCGAGTCTTTTATAAAATACAATACTATTATAAAGACTCTTAACAAAATAGAAATAAACGGCTTGAACGTTGATTCTAATATACTTAAAGAATCATTTCCAAACGTAACAATAACTAATGAATTTGTTTATACTGAATATAATCCTTATACAACAACAGGAAGACCTTCAAATAGATTTGATTCTGTAAATTATGCTGCTTTAAATAAAGATTCGGGTGTAAGAAAGTCATTTAAGTCTCGTTTTGGAAATAATGGATTTTTATTACAGTTTGATTATGATGCTTATCATATTCGATTATTAGGCGAGTTATTAGGATATCAATTTCCAGGCAAAATAAATATGCATGAATATTTAGGTCGTTATTATTTTGGAAAAGAAGAATTAACTCAAGAAGAATACGATCAAAGTAAATCAGTTACATTTAAACAATTATATGGCGGTATAGATGATGAATTTTTAAATATTCCGTTTTTTAAATTAGTTGATGATTTTACAAAAACAAACTGGAAATTATACAAAACACAAAAATACATAGAAACACCTATTTATAAACGTATCTTAAAAAGTGATTTTTTTAATGATATGAACTCTCAAAAATTATTAAATTATTTAATTCAATCCTTAGAGATGGAAGAAACTATGGCGATATTAGACACTTTGACGAGCGTTAACGAACGATATAAGAGTAAGATAATACTATATACCTATGATTCAGTTTTGATTGATTTTCATAAAGATGATGGCGGTAAATATATTAAGCAATGCCAGGAAATATTAGAATGTAATAGAAAATATCCTGTAAAGGTCCAAGCAGGGTATAATTATCATAACTTAAAAAATGTAACATTATAGATATTTATTTATATGAATAATAAAAGTATATTTATATTAAAAGAATATATTGCTAAAGAAATTAAATCTTTAATTAAAGAAGAGAATATTTTAATTCCAAGAAGATCTCCTGAAGAAAGAAGAAAGATTTATTTAATAATAACTCAAAAAAAAATTCAGCAATATATTAAAGATGGCAGTAAAGGAGATCTTAGTTTAAGTACTGCCCCAATAACATCACTTCCTGATAATTTAACAGTTAAAGGAAGTCTTTTTTTAGATAGAAGTAAAATAACATCACTTCCTGATAATTTAACTGTCGGTGGAGGTCTTTTTTTAAATAGAAGTAAAATAACATCACTTCCGAATAATTTAAAAGTAGGAGGTTGGATTGATTTAAGTAATACTCCAATAACATCATTACCAAACAATTTAAAAGTAAATGGGATGCTTGATTTGAGTGGGACTAAAATAACATCTCTTCCTGATAATTTAACAGTAGACAGAAATCTTTATTTAAAAAATACTCCAATATCAAAAAAATACACAAAGGAACAATTAAAACAAATGTTACCTAATGTAAAGGGTGAAATATATCTATAACGTTATAAATATTTATAATAAAGAAATATATAAATGAAAATAATAAAATCAAAACTTCTTAAAGAAAATAAAAACTTTATTCTTGAGAATATTAAACAAGCTAAGCAATATCTTGAGCAAGGAAAATTATCTGATGAAGATTTTAAAACTTTAGTAAGTATAGATCCAACGCCAACACGTAAATTTGTTGGATGGATGGGTAAGCAATGGATTAATAAAACAGTTACTGATATAGATGATTTAAGAAATACTGTAGAAGAATATAATACATTTTTAAATAAAGGTAAAGCTAAAACTAAAGATATTAATGCTTTTAAATCATTTGCGGATTTAAAAAATGAAGTAGATACAATTAATAAATCTGGAGAAGGTGTATCTGTTAAAGACCTTGAAAGTGATTATGAAACAATAATCGATACTCCAGATTTACTTGTAATGACCCCTCATACACATGAAGCTTCTAGAAAATTAGGATTATCTTATTTTGCTTTTAGAGATTGCACTGATGAAACAGGTAATATTACAGGGGAGAAAGATTCTGCTTGGTGTACTACTTATAAAGCTCCAGATCATTTTAACGATTATTATTATAGCAATAACGTTACTTTTTATTATGTTTTAGTAAAATCTCCGGCAATGATAGAACAACTTCAAAAAGCATTTCCAGGTTCTCATAAAAAAAATAAAAAACTTGAAAAATATAAAGCTATGATAGTAGTTGCTTTAGCAGTTTTACCTAATGGTAAAATAGACGGATATGATGGGTTAGACGATCAAATATCTCCAAAAGATATTAAAACTTTTACACGAATAACGGGTCTGAAGTAATGATCAAACTTAAAAAAATATTAAAAGAAGAGAATATTTTAATTCCAAGAAGATCTCCTGAAGAAAGAAGAAAGAATTATATAATTTCTATTCAAAAAAAAATTCAGCAATATATTAAAGATGGCAGTAAAGGAACTCTTGATTTAAGTAATACTCCAATAACATTACTTCCGGATAATTTAACAGTTGGCGGAGATCTTTATTTGACTGGGACTAAAATAACATCACTCCCAGATAATTTAAAAGTAGATAAAGATCTTTTTTTATATAATACTAAAATAACATCACTTCCTGATAATTTAACAGTCGGAGGAAGTCTTGGTCTAGGCGAAACATTAATAACATCATTACCTGATAATTTAACTGTTGGAGGAGGTCTTGATTTAAGTAGTACTCCAATAAAATCCCTTCCTAATAATTTAAAAGTAAATCTAGGTCTTATTTTAGATAATACTCCAATAACATCACTTCCAAATAATTTAAAAGTAAATGGGATACTTGATTTAAGTAATACTCCAATGTCCGAAAAATACTCAGAAGAACAATTAAAACAAATGTTACCTGGAGTTAAAGGTATGATATATTTATCATAACTTAAAAAATGTAACATTATAGATATTTATATTTAAATAATCTATACCTATAGTGATACGACTACTCTGCACATTTACTCAAGAAACTAATATTCAAGATACAATTGATTTAATTGAAAGTAATTATAATATACTTAACAATAAAATTTTTATTTTGCGTATGAGCAAAACATCTGAATTAGCATGTACATATAATATAGAATCTGGAAACTTAAAAGATTTATTAGATAATACAATAGCAATACACAGACATAAAGAAACAAATACATTATATACTATAAATGGATTGAATTATTTAATTTCATCACTTAATAATAATATCATAGATAAAAATTATAAAGTAAATTGGGATGATTATTCAAACTCAGCAATATTAGTAACAGATAAAACATTAATAATACATCAATTAGAAATATTTGATATTATTAAATTATAAAAAGAAAAATTAGGATAATAGAAAAGATAATATTATATTAGATAAGAAATTTAGATATCAGTTAGATATTTAGTAAGTTAAACAATTAAAAACAAAACAAAACAAAAAATGGCGATTAATTTAGACGCAATCAGAGCCAAGCTAGGCGATTTGCAAAAAAACACGGGAAAAGGTGAAAGACAAGACACGTTATGGAAACCAGAACCAGGAACACAAGTAGTTAGAATCGTTCCGTATCAGTTCAACAAAGACAATCCATTTAACGAATTGTATTTTCATTATGAATTTGGAAACAAGCAGTATTTATCACCTTCAACATTCGGTAAACCAGATCCGGTAGTAGAATTTGCTGAAAAGTTACAATCTACAGGTAAAAAAGAAGAATGGAAGTTAGGTAAAAAGATCGAACCTAAGATGAGAGTATATGCTCCTATTATTGTTCGCGGTAAAGAACATGAAGGTGTAAAGTTTTGGGGATTTGGTAAAACAGTTTATCAAGAATTATTAGGGTTTATCGCTGACCCAGATTATGGCGATATTACAGATCCAGTTTCCGGAAGAGACATTACAGTAGAGTTTAAAACAAAAGAACAAACAGGTAAAGATTATCCTGAAACTTCTATTCGTATTAAACCTAATCAAACTCCGGTACACACAGATAAAGAAATTATCACAAAAATTGCTACAGGTCAAAAGAACTTAACTGAAATTTTTAAAGAGCCTTCTTACGAAGATTTAAAAGCAGTATTAACTACATGGTTAAATCGTGACACTGAAGGCGTTCAAGAAGAATCAGCTCCAGCTAGCACTCCACAAAGACCGGCTACAAAACAAGAAGATACTAAATCAGTAGAAGACATTTCTAGTGCATTTGATAAACTATTTAATTAAAAATAATTTATTATGGCAAAAAAGAAATCAGAAGGAATTCCATCTGATGTTATAAATGAAGACTTAGCTTCTTTACTAGCTAATGCGCTAAATACAAAGTTCAAAGAAACAAACCATAAAGTAGCGTATTTTTTAGATAAAGATGTTGATTCTCCTAGTAACATCACGGATTGGATATCTACAGGAAATGATATTGTAGATTTAGCAATAGCAAATAGACCAAATGCTGGATTACCTGTAGGAAGAATTATTGAAATAATGGGTGAAACTGCTGCCGGTAAATCATTATTAACTGCTAGTATTTTAGCTCAGTGCCAAAGAAAGGGCGGATTATCAATATATATCGATACTGAAAATGCCGTAGCAAATGATTTCTTCGAAATGTTAGGAATGGATTTAAGTAAAATGATTTATGCTCCAGTAGAAACAATAGAAGATGCATTTGAAATTATAGAAACGATCATTGAAAAAGTTAGATTAGCTGATAAAGACCGCTTGGTATGTATTGCTATTGATTCTATTATGGGTGCTACGACTAAAGTGGAGCAAGAAGCAGATTATGAAAAAGATGGTTATGCAACTACTAAAGCAATTGTATTATCAAAAGCAATGCGTAAGATTACTAATATGATTGGCCGTCAAAAAATTTGCTTAGTATTAACTAATCAATTGCGAGATAAAGTAGGTGTTATGGGCTTTGGAGAAAAAACTCAAACAAGTGGTGGTAAAGCTGTTGGATTTCATTCGTCTGTTAGATTATCATTATATAATTTAGGGATGATTAAAAAATCTGATGGTACCATTGTAGGAGCTAAGACAAAGTTAAAAGTAAAGAAAAATCGTTTAGGGCCTCCTAGCAGAGAAGTTGAATATGACATTTATTTTGACTCTGGAATTGATTCAGCACCTAGTTGGATTGACGTTTTAATTAAGCACAAGCTAGTTAAAAAAAGAGGCGCATATTATGATTATATCGACACTGAAACAGGAGAAGAGGTTATATTTACATCTGCAAATATTTTATCTAAGTTTAAAGAAAATCCGTTACTTAAAAAACAAGTATATGATAAACTTTGTGAAGAATATATTATGAAATATGACCCTGCAAACCCTGACGAAGAATTACAATTAGTAGTTAACCCCGAGGGTGGGGATGATTTTTAAATTAAATAAATAATAAGTTATATGAGTAAAAATTTGCATTTTGGCAATGACTCACGTCAAAAGTTACATGAAGGTGTTAAAAAATTAAGTCAAGCAGTTGCTGTAACGTTAGGGCCTAAAGGTCGTAATGTAGTAATTGACAAAAAATTTGGAACACCTTCTGTAACTAAAGATGGCGTTTCAGTTGCAAAGGAAATTGAATTAAAGGACCCTGTAGAAAATATGGGTGCCCAAATGGTAAAAGAAGTATCTTCTAAAACAGCTGATATTGCTGGCGATGGAACTACAACTGCGACAGTATTAGCCGCATCTATTGTTTCTATAGGATTAAAGAATGTTACATCAGGAGCTAATCCAATGGATTTAAAACGTGGTATTGATTTAGCAGTTAAGCGGGTTGTGCAATCTTTAGAAGAACAAAGTATCGAAGTAAGTGTTGATAATGACAAAATCAAACAAGTAGCTACGATATCAGCTAATGGAGATGAAATAATCGGTACGTTAATTGCTGATGCTATGGCCAAAGTTGGTAAAGAAGGTGTAATTACTGTTGAAGAAGCTAAAGGTACAGAAACTGAAGTAAAAATAGTTGAAGGTATGCAATTTAACAGAGGATATTTATCTCCATTCTTTATTAATAATGTTAATAAACAAGAAGCAGAGTTAGATTCTCCTTATATTTTGATATACGATAAACGTATTTCTGCTATTAAAGATTTATTACCTATCTTAGACCAAGTAATTAAAAAACAATCTTCAATTTTAGTTATTGCTGATGATGTTGATGGTGAAGCCTTAGGTACATTAGTTGTTAATAAAGCTCGTGGTATTATTAATGTAGCAGCTGTAAAATCTCCTGAGTTTGGAGAAAAACGAAAAGCTATGTTAGAAGACATTGCAACAATAACTGGTGGTAAAGTAATTTCAGAAGAAGCAGGTATAAAGTTAGATAAAATTGACTTATCATACTTAGGTAGAGCAGAAAAAATTATCATATCTAACAATTCTACAACGATTATCAATGGCTTTGGTTCAAAAGAAAATATTACAGCCCGAATTGACCAAATAAAAAATCAAATCGATAATTCTAAATCTGATTACGACAAAGAAAAATTGCAAGA